TAATCAAATCATCAGTTAATGTGACTATACCTGTAACACCAAGAGTACCGCCTATGGTTGCATCATCTGTAACTGTTAGATCGTCTTGTACCTTTAAATCTACGACATTCAAACTAGCGAAAGCATCAACTACCGCAGCTCCACTACCAGCACCATCTAGGTAAACTGCTTTAGTATCACCTGGAGGTATAGTTATTGTTGCACCAGAACCTTGTTTAATAATTATGTTTTGTGAACCACTTGTGCCATTTTCGATAAAGTGAACTCTGTTAAGTGTGTTAGGAGCAATCGTAATCGTACAGGCTGAGTCTAATGTACCTGTATATTCAATATACATTGCTCTGCCTGGATCAGTTGCTCCGTCTGCTACTGTTGTAGTATGAGTATCTGCGTTAGTTGTTATAGCTTCTGTTCCGTAACCTAAAGCTTCACCAATCAACTCTAAATTTGTATTTGTGACTGTACCCCAAGTTCCTGACGCATCACCTGTCGCCATCTCATTTAGTCTTAGATCATTTACGTATGTACTTGCCATTTATTTCTTCCTCACGTTAGTTAGATTATATACTTTTTTAACACAATAGTTAAGCTACATTTGTCCAGTTTGGGTTTTGACTATCGTTCACTGCGCTCCAACTTGGGTCTTGTGCATCATCTACTAATCCCCAAACGTTGACAGTGTTTACAGAACCTGTTACTTCTAGCCCTATTACACTAACGTTTGCTTTTGCCACAACAGTTGAAGAACCTAAAGAACTTGTTGCAGAAACTCCATTAAGCGTAAATATTTCATTATGGTGTACCGTTACAGAACCAACAGATCCTGTTGCATTAACACCAGAAACAGCTACATTCGCTTCTCCATCTACATCAACTGAAACTGAACCTAATGTGCCAACTGCACTTGGACAAACAGCTACCGCTTGTGCGTTAACACCTACCCCAGATACACCTCCAGTAGCTGATTGTCCAGTAAGTGTTAAATTAGCCTCTGCGTCTATGGAAGGTGTGCCTAAAGCACTTGTAGAAGATTGACCAGAAGGTACTACATTCGCTTTTGCAACAACTGTTGTAGTTCCTAGTGCGGATGTTCCAGCTACTCCTGTAACAGAAACAGATACTGAGGTGGCTCCCCAATAGTCAGCCCCCCATGTACTGCGACCCCATCCAGTTGCCACTTAAATTACCTGTTTAAGCTATTCTAATAATCGCTGTGCTTGCTGCTGCAGCAGGGAAAACTATAGTGAAGTCCCCAGCTGTTGAAGTTTTATCTCCACCAAAGTCTATAGTAGCTACAGAAGGGTCACCACTAGCTGTGTCATTATAAATTAAACAGCCTCTAGCAGTTACAGTAGCTGTGCCAAAAGTTAAATCTGCAAAGTCTGTGAACCCTGTAGTTCCACCGCTTGTTGGATTAATATTGGTCAAAGCAGCACCGCCTGCTGTGTAGTTTGTTCCAGTTACTTGATTTGTTGTTGCGTATGCCGTGGTTGCGGCTCCCATCGTAGCAGAACTGGTATACAAAGCTAGTTTAAAACTGTTACCACCAGAAGCTAAGAAATTATGTTTTGCTTCTAATAGTTCTTTTTTAAAGCTGGTAGTTAATGTTGATGTAATTGCCATTACTTTATCTCCGTTAATATTTTAGCTAAATCTTCATGACCTTGTAGAGTCAATAAATTCTTCATAGTGCATCTTTCACTATTGATGCTCTGTTTAATATAATAAAGTATTGTGTTGTAAATAGCTACTCTGAATGCTTCTGCTTGTTGTTTAACATGAGGGGCTGCATCTTCAGATATTCCACAAATTCTTTCCGTAGCTCTTTCTGCCCAGTATTCTGGTGGGTGTCCTCTATTTTGTTGAGTGTCTACGCTTATGTTTCCTATACTACTTACTGTTTCTATTTTTATCATATCAATATCTTTTCGCTTCTGGTGGGGTGTTTACGGTAGAAATAAGTTCCGCTTCTTCTCTTCTTCTTTTTTCTACTTCCTTACTATATTCATTAAACCCCATTGTATAAAACTCGTCTTTGTCTTCATCAATCAAAACTAAAGTTGGGTTATCTAGTCTGTGATATCCATAAATTTTTTCCTGTATAGGAACGTCCGTGTCTAGTAAACCAGATCTAGGAGCAACACTAACGATCATACCATTCTCTATACACTTAGCTAACCAATATTCAACACAAGATCTGCCAGCTTCTGCGAAATGCAAATTACCCTTATATGTAAAATCTATACCATACAGTTCTAGCCTTGCTACCTTATTGTACAAAGCAAAAGCTATGGCAAAAGGTACAGTGTTGTTAAGGTAAGAACATCTAGTTGCTTTAACTACTTCAGCTATAGGAAACTCCACTAATCCAGGACAACGTTCATCTAGTTCACACGTATATATTGGTCCAGGATGATTAAGAACTAAATCTTTCATAATACCTGTTTGACTGCCTGCTGCATCAGAATCTAAAAACCTAGAAGCAGGATCTAACATAAATATTCTATCACATTTCGTAATTTCACCCATAGCGTTTATACCCCAAACTTCGTCCCAAGTTTTACTATGTGATTTAGCTAAATGAAAATCTAGCTGACTTTCTCCCATTGCGACTAGGGCGATATGTGCGCCTTCAAGATGTTCTAATTTCATTACTGTGGTGATCTCCTTACTTCATCGTATCTATATTGATCTTGGGTGGATTTACCTTCCCCAAGGTTTTTCAATAAGCCTATGGCTTCTTGAAATCTTTGTTCATAGATTGGTAGTGATTCATAGTTTTTTAGATAAACCATGGCTTCTGTTAAACTTCCGTATAATAATGCATTAGGAGCATTATCAGATAACCAAGTTGTTCCAGAATCACCTGCCGAAGTAAGGGATGAGGGTCTAAAGAAATAATGTAACTCAAATGTATATGTTGTGTCAGGGGTTGGTGCTACTATAAATGTATTTTCATCAAACTCTGCATAATATTTGGGTAATCCTGTTGTTGAGGATGCGGGGGTAAAATCCCGTATGAAACTTGGATGTTTCAATTGTAGATAGTTGTAGTTAGAACTGCTGTCTATTACAGCTAAACTGTTAGAAGAAAGATAATCACTAGGTGATCCTATGTAAGGAGAAGAAGCTGTTGCTGTTCCTGTTACATTTTTTATAAAATCATCTAACTGAACAGTTTTTAAAATTCTTTCTTCTGCTGTTTTTATAAAGTTAGGTAGATTAGTTACAAAAGATGTTTCTGTTGACTCTGAATAATCCTGTATCGCTGTTTTTAAAGTAGATAACGTCCAAGTCATTTTTTATCCTGTTGTAATAGTTAACGTTCCAACTTCACCAACTAATTTAGCTATAAAAAAGCTTGAGCCTATGGTGTCGTTATGAGAAACAAACATAGAAGGAGCACTAACTCCTGAACTATTTTTAGTGTTTTCTGTTTTTACTATACCATATCCTGTTGTAGGAACTGGTTCTGTTCCTCTAGGTTGCATCAAAGCTTCTGGATCAGTTGGGGTTATTACAGGTTCTAATTGAGGGTGTTTAGGTTCAAAACAATCAGAACAAACTTTTAAGTTATTCCACTCAGTTTTTAATTGTGTGTACTTATATACAAAACCACACCTATCGCACTGAGCTCTAGAGTATTTACCAACAGCATACGCCATTATAAATAGCTCCTATGTGGAACTAAATGCAAAGAAGCTCTTCCACGATCTTCATCTGCAGCTAATTGAAAATCTTGTTCATATTGTTGTTTTAGTAAACCAACTCTTTCTGGATTCTTTTTTAAAGCTATGTAGTAAGCTAACCCACTAGCCATACAAGGCATAAATCTTGAAGGTATTTCTGGGTCTTGAGCTGATGCTGTTACATCATCTATTCTTTGTATAGTATTAGCTACTAACCTGTATGTAGCAGTAGAGTCTGGTGTTGGCCAAACTTTTACGACAGGTGTTGTTTGCCTGTCTAAAAAATATTGCGTAGGTCTTCCAGTAGAAGTTTTATCAGGTATGTTTAGATACTCTGACCTACCTATTCTAGTTAATTGTAAATCTGTTGTAGTAGATCCGTCTATTTGTCGTATAACGGCAGAAACTATATCTATATCATAAGAATTTAAAGTATAGCTATTTGTTCCTGCTGTTAAATTTGTGGTCACTTGTTCTATAGTCCAGAGGTTTACACCTCTATTAGCCCAATCTGCAAACATGATGTTCAGAGACCGCCTAGCAGTCTCTGCATCATATCCTGTCCTAAGTTCTAAACCAGCTAATTCATAAGCTTCTTCAATAGTGTCCGCTATAGTTAACTGAAAGGTCTTAGT